CTTGGTTGCTGTTTCTCCGGCCTTCACCGTGCTGCAAGCTGCAACTGCAATATCCCCCTGTACAGGGGGGGATATTGCAGCATTTGCAGCAGATGCAGCTGGGGTTTTTGCAGCGGTGCAATATGTATTTTTGCAGCAGTTCATAAGTCTTTGTTTTTGAGTTTTTTCCATCGATTCCATGCAGTGCGGGTGCTGCATTTCATTTTTGCAGCAACCTCATCCTCATTGGCCCGTGTTAGAGTGCCTCCATGGGCGTCGATCACGGCCTTGAACGCGTCCGCATCGAAGGCTGACTTGCGGCCCATCTTGTATCGTCCGGAGTCCTTTTCCTCGTCCTGGGCCGGTGCCTCGCACTGCTCCCAGCAGATGCCACCACTGATCGAGTGGCGCAGGAAGATCGTGTCGGTGGACTCGCCTGCGGTATCGCGGAGACCTGCCCTCGTGCGGCGCTTGGTCATACTGAGCTGGAATGTCGGCGGCTCACCCTCGGCGGTTTTGATGCGAACGAGAACCGCAGTTTCCCGCGACCAGTTGGTGAGCGCCGAGCTGCCAAGCCCGCTGTAGGCAAGGTCACTGGCGGTCCAGTGGGTGCCAGCTTTGGGATCACGCGACGGCTTGCCGGTATGGTGCAGCAGGCACCAGATCACGCCGGTGCGCAAACTGACTTCGTTGAGCAAACCGCAGCAGAACTCGCTGATGACACGCTGTTCGGAAATATCGTCACCGATGTAGTTGAGCAGCGGGTCGGCCCAGACGAGATCCGGCTTGTGGCGCTCCACCAGGGAGGAGGCCGCATCGACGAAGGCAGCACCGGTGCGCGTGGTATCGCGGTAAATGAAAATGCGCTCATCGAGCAGAACCTCCTGTTCTGGCGTGAGGCCCATGCCCTGCCGCACGCCCTGATACATTTCCGCGAGGTCGCCGATGTCGTTTTCCGCTTGGATCAGCACCGAGCGCAGTGGCGCAATTGGCGTGATGCCGAACGCCGGTAATCCGAGTGCCCACAGGATCATGAGTTGCATGCACAGAGACGACTTGCCGATGCCCGATTGGCCGACCACCACCAGCGAGCCACCCCGGCAGAGCCAGCGCTTGCCGAGCACGTTGTTCGGGTCGTGGTTGGTATCGTAGGCGGCGAGTGTGGAAACCGGGATGAACGAATCCTCGGGCGGGGCGTTCTGGGCGGACTCCCACGCAGCCCAGGATTCTGCACCAAATTGCAGCGCGAGGAGCGTTTGGCGGCTGGGCTCGCCATCCACGGTGCGCCAGCCATCCGGACAACGGGACAGGCGAGATGGATTGCGGTTCTGCTTGTCGAGGTTGATGCCGGAAAACCAGTCCCAGATGATGGCGACGCGCCGCTTGTATTCGGCCTCGTCCGGGGCATCGACGCGGATCCAGGCATGCAGGCTCTTGTTGCCCGAGTCGATCAAGGCGGCCACTGGCATGCCGCTTGCCATGATCGCATGATATTGCAGCTCCTTTGGGATTGGTTTGCCTGCCTCATCGCGGTCAAACTCGACGAGCGCATGGCGGAATGCGGTCACATCTTCGTTGCGAGCACCGTTCTTGCACACCGGATTGATGCGCACGAACAACCCGAGCTTGGTGCCGAAGACGCGGTCGATGCCGCCCTTTTTCTCGACCTTCGCCTTCCACTCCGCAGCCGTAAGCGCCACACCACGGCGCGGAACGATTTCGCCCTCGTCGGATTCCATGGCCGGTGCGATGGCAACGAACTCGTCCGAGCGGAAGCAGGCGTCGATCAAACGAACAAACCCATCTGCTTCTGGTGTTGGCAGAGGCATGGCCGACTGCTCGCCGCGCACCGGAGGGGGTGCGGCACGGCGTGGCGCAGGTGGTGGAGCGGCAGGCAATGAACCGGATGCTCCGAGCGGTGCCCGGGACGTTCGCGCATACGCGGAGCGGATGGTTGCCCGCGCCTCGGCATCGGTGAGGCCGTCGGTAAGGGCGCGTGCCAGCAACTGGTCTTCCGCGCCCTCCAGCGGGTGGCCCGCGTCGCGAAACTGGCAGGTGGCATCGAAAAGTTCGGCATTACGCGAGCCCTGCGGCGCACCCCGCTGGAGATAGTCGAGGGTGCGCCGGGGCAGCGAAAGCCCGGATGATTGGTATCGAGGCATGAGCTTTGGTTCGTTCACACGGCACTGCCGAATTTGATGGCAAGGAACGCCTTGGCCTCCTTGAAGGTGGCCATCTCCGGGCGTGGGTGGCCGAATTTCCGCAACATGCGGACCTGCTTCGGGGTCGCCAGTTCGAGTTTCCGGCGCGTGATAAGCCGGTCCAACAGGAACGATGCGTGCCCCTTGGTGAGGACGGCGGTCGCGTCGAGTCCGAATTTGCCGAGGATGTCGAGTTGCTTGGCGGTTGGCGCGTCGCTCTGCCACTGCATGACCGGCACGAACTCCGCCAGATGTGCGTCGTTGAGCGTGACAGCCAGTTCGAGCGGGTCGAGCACCGTGGCGCTGCGGCGGCGGTTGGCGGCAAGCCGCTCCCGTAGCTTGCGCGTCCGGTCGGCGTTCACCTCTTCGCTGGCGTCCTCCAGGTCGCCGTCCTCACCGAGTTTTTCGGTCAGTTCGCGGGCTTCCTCCTCGTCCTCGGCGATCAGATGTGCTGGCTTGATCAGGCTGTGTTCCCCCGATTGCCACAGGAAATCGAGCACCAGCAGGTGATCCTTACCCGGCCAAATCCGTGTGCCGCGACCGATGATCTGCGAGTAGAGCCCCCGCACCTTGGTCGGACGCAGGCAAACGACACAGTCGATGGACGGCTCGTCATAACCCTCGGTGAGCAGCATCGCGTTGGTGAGGATGCGCGTTTCGTCGTTCTTGAACCGGTCGAGAACCGCTTGGCGGTCAGAGCTCTGACCGTCCACATGTTCGGCCTTCAAGCCACGCTCGCGGCAGAGTTGGGCGAATTGCTTCGACACCGAAATGAGCGGCAAAAACACGATGGTTTTGCGGTGCCGGTGTTCGACGAGCACATCAGCGATCCTTTCGAGATACGGTTCCAGTGCGTGTCCCAGATCATCGAGGCTGTAGTCGCCCGCCGTGGTCCTGACGGAACGCAGGTCCATTTCCAGCGGCACGGTTTTGACCCGGATCGGCGAAAGCCAGCCTTGCTGGATCAGGTCGAGCAGGGTGATCTCGCAGGCGATGTTCTGATAGTAGCGTCCGAGGCTCTTCTTGTCGCCTCGGTCGGGAGTGGCCGTGACGCCGAGCACCTTGGCGTGATTGTGGAAATGCCGCAGCGTGTTGAGATAGCTGTCGGCCAGCGTGTGGTGGGCCTCATCCACCACCACCAAGCCGAAGTGATCCCTCGGCCAGCGGTTGCGCCGCTTCTCACGCATGAGCGTCTGGACCGAGGCGACCACCACCGGCGCGTCGAGCGAAGCGAGTTCATCGCCCATCTCGATCTGAGCCTCGATCCCGGTGGCAGCAGCGAGCTTGTCCACCGCCTGGGAGATGAGTTCCTCGCGGTGCGCGAGGATCAGGGTGCGCTTCGGCTGGTAATCATCCGCGAGGCGGCTGAAAACAATCGTCTTACCTCCTCCTGTCGGGATCACGGCAAGCTGACTGTCATATTCCTGGAACCCCGCATGGATGTCTTGCCGGGCCTTCATCTGATAGGCACGCAGGCCCATGGCGTTAGAACGGGATGTTGTCATCGTCGGCGGGCTTGGTTTGGGTTGTTGGTTTGGCGGCGGACTTCGCTGCGGGTTGTTTGCCGGGCTTTGGCATGAGCCAGGCGGCGACCTTGTTGCGCTTGCGGTCGTTGTATTCCTCGACGGTGAGGCGGGCGGTGCCGGTGCGGCCGATCAGGTCGTCGGCCGTGATTTCGACGCAGTCATCCGGTGAAACCACTTCGCCGGTAGCAGCACGGAAGGCATCGATCTTCCAGTAGGCCTTCGGGATGAAGACCAGGAAATCGTACAAGTAGCTTCCTGGTTCGGTGCGCAGCTTCAATTCGATCATCTCGTGACCGCTGCGGCTGACGGTTTCAACGGCGTCGATGACTTCGACAAAGTAGTCTCCCGGTTCGACGTAGTCAGGGCGTTCGGTTGGAGTATTGGCGTGATAGGTTGGCATGGTCGTTTAGTGTTTGGTTTGGATTTGTTTGAGGTAGGTGGAGGAGGCGGTGTGCTTGATGGCCTCCTCTGGGAATGGCTTGTCAGTACCCATGCGGGTGGCCCACAGATCGCGGAATTTGTTGGCGGAGAGGTTTCCGTAGGCTGCCAGCACCGGGCCGAATCCCAGCGCGCTGATGTGGTGGCCCACTGTCTCGCAATCGACGAATTCGCTGCCCTTGCGGGTGACGAGCCTCCAGCCGGGCACGGCCCCGCCACTGCGGAGGCTCTCGGTGGCGATTTTCTTGGCGCGGTCGCGGAAGTCCTCAACCACGGCGCAGGCGGATAGGAATTTCCCGAGTTGCTCCGGGTCGGATGTCACTGACTGGAAATCAAATCCCGGTTCTGCTGCTGGTAGGGTTTCTGCAACCATCGCCAAGCGTGCCGGACAGGATTCCGCCTTGGCGCACCAGCCGCAGTATTCGCAGGGATTGGGGGATTTTCCGGGATCGTAGAATTTCCGGACCACCTCATCGACGATCTGGTGTGCCTCGTCGTAGGTGAACTTGAAGGTCTCGACCTCGCGCTGATCGCAGAAGAGCAAGTGGGCCGTCCACTCACCGGCAAAGTGCTGGCCCATGAGCCCAAGCGCATAGGCAGCCATTTGCTCGCGGTAGTTGCGACGCATGCCGGTTTTGAGGTCGAAGTGCATCAACCGCCCAGGCACAATCGCGTCTGCTGTGCCATTCAGGTCGAGCACCCGCACCCGGCAGTATTGCTCGTCGGCAAGCACCCGCTCGCTGCCTGCCATGGCGCGCACCATCGATGCCGCCCACTTGACGGCGGAAATTTCGTCGGCGGTCAGTTTGTTGGCGATGACAAACCGCTCTTCGAGTCCAAGCAACTCGGCGCGAAAGGCGGTGTCGAGCAGCGTGCCGCGCTCCGCCGCTGGCCCGGCAATCGGGCTGCTTTCGTAACACGGACATTCCTTGAGCTTGGGCAAATTGGATGGACGCAGCGCGCTCATGGTGCCACCTCCTTCTGGTTGGCGCTGGCCCATTCGTTGACGGCGGCCACGAAGCGATCTGGCTCGGAGAGCATCCGCGCCGCGTAGGCCGGGTCGAGGTTGTCGATGGATTCCAGCGGTCCGTCCTCAGTGAATTTGAGCTGCCCACGGGCAACGAGGAAATCCACTACGTTGGCCATGTCTGCTTTGTGCTGGAATGCGGCAAAAATCCGATCCGTGAGCGTAGCTGGCTTTTCAGCCGCGACTGGTGCAGTAGGTTTCGCGGGCGTCTCCGAACGAGCGGACTCCTGCTTTGCGGCTGTCACCGTGCCAAAAACCACAGCCAGTGACTCGATGGAAAATGCCAACTTGTCCGCCAATCCGTGGCGGTTTTTGGCGTCAAATGCCGCTGTGTGGTTGGCAAACAACACCCGCTCCTTGCCGCCGACACCGCGCAGCTTGCCGCTGTCTTTTTCAACGGTCCGAGTGACGTAGGTGGCAAAGATCACCACGTCGGCCCATTCCTTGAGCAGCGGTGCCACCTGCTTGCTCAGTTTGAGTTCAAAGCGGTCGTAGCTGCCCGCTTGGTCGGGGGCCTCGAATTTCCTGACCGTGGCGTGAGCGAGGAACACAACGTGCATCCCACGGGCGAGCAGCGCGTCAAGTGAGTTGAGGAACCGCGCAAATTCCTCGGCAAGCAGAACCCAGCCCTTGCCGTAGCCAAAGTCCTCAATGCTTTCTTTGTTGGCCTTGCGGCACAGATGCTCGGCAAGCCGCTTTTCCAGCCAGTCTGCCGTGTCGATGACCAAGGTCTTGAACGGATGCTCTGCCTTGGCGAGTTGGCTGACCGCTGCGGTGATTTCTTCCCAAGTGGACGCGGAATCGAATCTGGCGACGTCGAGGTGGTGCGTTCCTCCTTCGGTGTCCAGGAAGACGGGCTCAGGCGTTTGACCTGCCAGCGTTGATTTGCCGACTCCTTCCGGTCCGTAAATGACGGCTTTCTGTGGTCGGGCGACTCTCCCCCGGCGAATCGCCAGGGCCGATTTTGGTGATGTGGGTGCATTCATTGTGAATTGGGCGGGCTGTGATTCCCCGCTTCATTCATCACCGGTGGACATGTCCGGATTTCCGATGCCTCCGCGCTCGATTCCTTCTCCCAGCGCAGAAAAAATTTTCATTTTCCCGAAATTGCCGGACACGACATGTCCGGATTTTTCAAACACCAGCCCCTCTCGGCATCATTCGCTCTCAAAGATGTTCAAGAAAACTAAAATACTCAAAGAGTGCTTGATCAAAAGTCATGACTCCCTAATATCTTTGGCTCCTAAAACACGATTTGTTCCCCTGAAAACTCAACCCGGATTTTTCCGAGACAGGTATGCCCACCATTCACCCTCCACACCTCATTCGTCCCGATGTCATCTCACGCATGAAACGGACGAGCATTCGTGATCTACTTGCGCCGTTTGCGGACTATTTTTCGGCGCGAAATGCCCCACTGGATGCGCTCGATTCACCAGACGCACCGCTGGTTGGCATCATCGATGTGCTCGCGGCTCCAGATTCATCAACACCTTCTGACCTGGTCGAACGATTGGAACTCCTCGACTTGATCTGCGACCCAGCCAGCACCGTCAACTTTGAGGACGAGTATCCGCTCTTGGTGGAGAGATACCGCGATGCGTCCGATACGGCCGCCGACCTTGCGGTCAAAATCCTGCTCCATGCTCCGGAAATCGCATGGCGCGAATTCGACCGACAGGCACTCAAAGTAGAACGTTCGTTTCAGTCTTATCATCAGAAAAATGGCATGATGTTTTATCATCCTGAAAAGGAAAGTCTTGATCGATTTTGCAAACTGGCAGGATCGTGGTTCAAGCGCAACGTCCGCTCAGAATTTTGCCGACTGCATGTCAGGCAGACAAATGGAGGCTTTGCTTTCATCATCCGCCACGGGGATTTGCTCAAACGACTCGATGTGCTGGAAAACGACCAAGTTTCGACTTCGAGGATCATCCGCCCTGAGCGGGTCGATGTCGCCCACTACCACTGCGAAACTGGTGAGTGGTTGGTTTCAGGCGTCGGCAAAAAACTTCAGCAGTTCTATGCGGAGGCATTTGGTCTGGTATTCCACGGCGATAAGAATGCGCTCCAGTCGTCCAAACGCTACACCCTGGCCCCGCTGCTGAGGGGGAAATCCGTGCTTGCCTGCGATCCGACATCCGGTGTCCAGCACGCCGAACTCAAGCTGGTGCGGTTCCGGTTGCCGTCGGGCCAAGAAATCACCATTGCGAAAAAATTCGTCATGGAAGAACTCATAAAATACGGTCCGGAGGTGCTCGCCAGCGCGACATTCATTGAGGCGCGGATTTCTTTCAAACT